TTACGAAGGATACATTGATTCTTATGGCTTACCTGTCTTCCAAACACCAGACAAACCTGTTGAAGGACCACAAGGTGAAATTATAGATTTAGGTGTAATAGAATATTGGGATAATGAGGTTGCTGGATTAAAGCAAGATCAAGATGCTTTAAATGAGTTTTATAGACAGTTTCCGCGAACAGAAAAGCACGCATTTAGAGACGAATCAAAAGAATCTTTATTTAATCTAACTAAGATATACGAGCAAATAGATTTTAATGAAGACATGCGTAACTCAATAAATATTACTCAAGGTAGTTTTCAGTGGCAAAACGCAGAAAAAGACACAAGCGTTATATTTGTTCCAAATAAAAATGGTAGATTTAAAATAAGCTGGGTACCGCCGTCTCATATACAAAATAAAAGATATAAAAAAAATAACACATATTATCCAGGTAATGATTTTATGGGTGCTTTTGGATGTGACCCGTACGATATATCAGGAACCGTAGATAAAAGAGGTTCAAAAGGATCTTTACACGGTTTAACAAAGTTTTGCATGGAAGATGTACCGCCTAATCATTTTTTCTTAGAATATATAGCTAGACCTCAAACAGCTGAAATATTTTTTGAAGATGTTCTTATGGCTTGCGTGTTTTACGGTATGCCAATATTAATTGAAAACAATAAACCTAGGCTTTTATATTATTTAAAAAAACGTGGTTATAGAGGTTTTTCTATGAATAGGCCAGACAGAAAATATAATAAATTATCTATAACTGAAAGAGAATTAGGTGGTATACCAAACTCAAGTGAAGACATTAAGCAAGCACATGCTTCAGCTATAGAAACATACATAGAAACATTTGTAGGTTTAAAAGAAACTGGATACGGAGATATGTATTTTCAAAAAACACTAGAAGATTGGGCTAAGTTTAATATTAACAATAGAACAAAGCACGATGCTTCTATTAGTTCTGGACTAGCTTTAATGGCTTGTAACAAACATAGATATTCACCTGTAAACAAAATTAAACTAGAGCCTGTTGATCTTGGTATAAAAAGATACGACAATAAAGGAACTATATCAAAAATAATAAGTTAAATGAATATATATACTAATTCAAATAGCGCTTTTCCAAGTCAAGTAGTAAGTAATGCTGAAAAAAGTAGTTTAGAATACGGTAGCCAAGTGGCAATGGCTATTGAGTACGAGTGGTTTAGATCTGGTAGAACTAATGGTAATAGATATTTAACTAATTGGAACAACTTTCACTCATTAAGATTATATGCTAGAGGCGAGCAACCAATACAAAAATACAAAGACGAGTTATCAATTAATGGTGATTTATCTTATTTAAATTTAGACTGGAAACCAGTTCCTATTTTATCTAAGTTTGTAGATATAGTTGTAAACGGTATATCACAAAAAGCTTATGAAATTAAAGCTTACGCACAGGATCCTAATTCAATAAAGAAAAGAACTTCATATGCTTCTAAAATATATGAAGATATGATTTCTAAAGAATATATAGAAAATATAAAGCAAGTTTTAGGTATTGATTTATATCAAACTTCTAATAAAGATTTAATACCAGAATCAGAAGAAGAGCTAGAACTTCATATGCAATTAAAATACAAGCAGTCAATTGAAATAGCTGAAGAAGAGGCTATATCTACAATTATGGCTAAAAACAAATACAATTTAACTAGACGTAGAATAAATATGGATTTAGTTACAATTGGTATTGCGGCTTGTAAAACTAATTTTAATACAGCAAACGGTATAACTGTTGATTATGTAGACCCTGCTTATATGGTTTATTCATATACTGAAGACCCTAATTTTGAAGATATATATTATGTTGGTGAAATAAAATCAATAACAATACCTGAACTTAAAAAAGAATTTCCTAATATTTCTAATGAAGAGTTAGAGCGTATACAAAAAATGCCTGGTAATAGACAATATATTACTGGCTGGGGAGGTTATGATGAAAATACCGTGCAAGTTTTATATTTTGATTATAAAACATATAATGATCAAGTATTTAAAATAAAACAAACAGATCAAGGATTAATGAAGGCTATTGAAAAAGATGACACTTTTAATCCTCCTGAAAGTGATATGTTTGAAAGAGTTTCAAGATCTATAGAAGTTTTATATAGTGGAGCTAAAGTTCTAGGAACTGATACAATGCTTAAATGGGAACTTGCTCAAAACATGTCAAGGCCATATGCTGATACTACAAAAGTTGAAATGAATTATTCTATATGTGCGCCTCGTATGTATAAAGGTAGAATAGAATCATTAGTAAGTAAGTGTGTAGGTTTTGCAGATATGATACAGCTAACGCATTTAAAATTACAACAAGTTTTATCTCGCATGGTACCAGATGGTGTATACTTAGATATGGACGGTTTAGCTGAAGTTGATCTTGGTAATGGTACTAATTATAATCCTGCAGAGGCATTAAATATGTATTTTCAAACAGGTTCTATTGTAGGTAGATCTCTTACACAAGATGGTGAACTTAATAGAGGTAAAGTACCAATTCAAGAATTACAAAGCAGTAGTGGTGGTGCTAAAATACAAAGTTTAATTACTACGTATCAATATTATTTACAAATGATACGTGACGTGACTGGGCTTAACGAAGCAAGAGATGGTAGTCTGCCTGATCGTAACACATTAGTAGGATTACAAAAACTAGCGGCTAATGCTTCAAACACAGCTACAAGACATATAAATCAATCTGGATTATATATAACATTAAGAATAGCGGAAAATATTTCGTTAAAAATAGCTGATACTTTAAGTTTTCCTTTAACAGCTAATTCTTTACAAAATTCAATATCTACATTTAATGTTAAAACTCTAGAAAATTTAGTTGATTTAAACTTGCATGATTTTGGTATATTTTTAGAATTAGAACCAGACGAAGAAGAACAAGCTAAATTAGAAGCAAATATTCAAGTTGCTTTGCAAGCTAGTAATATTGATTTAGATGATGCTATAGATTTGCGTCAAATAAAAAACATTAAACTTGCTAATCAAATGCTTAAAATAAAGCGTAAGCGTAAACAACAGCAAGATATTAAAATACAACAATCTAATATACAAGCTCAAGCTGACGCTCAAGCCTCTACTGCTGAAAAAACAGCTATGGCTGAAGTTCAAAAACAAGAAGCTATTTCAGGTTCTAAAGTTCAATATGAACAAGCTAGAACTCAAATGGAAATACAAAAAATGGAAATACAAGCAAAGCTTGATCAACAAAAATTGCAGATAAAACATCAGTTTGACATGCAGCTAAAGCAGCTTGAAGTTCAAGCTATGCAGCAAAAAGAAAACGCAATAGAAGATCGTAAAGATAAAAGAACAAAATTGCAAGAAAATGACGGCTTACCAATAAACTTTGAACAACAGCAAGACGTTAACGCTTTTATGTAAACGTTTATTTAATTATTTAATTATATTATATTATGTCAGAAGTAAAAACAAATGAGCCTGTTAAACAGGAAGGTGACTTTAAAATAAAAAAGAAAACACCAAAAAAATTAAACGAAACTAAGGATAACATTACTAAAGTAAATATAAATCCTAAAGAACCTTTAGTTGAATTAGAGCCAGAGGTTAAAAAAGTAGTAATACCTAAACAAGAAGAAAATGCCGTTCAAGCACAAGAGACAAATGATAGCAATGTTATTGTCGAAGAACCCAAAGACAGTAGCAACAGCGAAGGAGTGGTTGAAGAAGTACGGGCCACCGAAGAAAAAGTAGAAGAATCTCCAATACAACTTATTGAAGAAAAAACAGAAGCTGTAGCTCAAGAAGAGGTAAAACAACCTGAGGTTGTAGAAAAAAAATTACCAGAAAACATTGAAAAGCTTGTAGCTTTTATGGAAGAAACAGGTGGTACTATTGAAGATTATACTCGTTTAAATGCTGATTATTCTAGCATTGACGATGTTACATTATTAAAAGAATATTACAAAAAAAATAAACCTTATTTAGATAATTCAGATGTAGATCTTTTATTAGAAGATTTTATATTTGACGAAGAAGTAGATGAGGAAAAAGATATACGCA